GATATAATCAAGAAAAATTATCTAGAGAGATATTAGATCTTACTACAAAGCTTACAGATACACCTTTAGATTCATTAGTTGATGTGTATTTGAATTCTAATCTAAATATAAATAAACCACTTGCTGATTTTGAAAATTTTAGATTAGCTTACGGAAATATTTATGCATTTCGAGTTGATCCCTCACAACCCCCCCAAATGTTACCTTCAGATGCAGCAGAAATAAGATTTAGAGATAGACAAAAAAACACTAGGATTATGGCAATAAAATTATTACACAATCCAGAAGGAATAGTGCCTGTACCAATAACGAGAGGTACTCCTGCAAATTTGGATAAAATTCAAAGTGAATCTATTACTACAGCAAATACTTTTGTAAAAGAATATGGATATACAGATGAATTTTTAACATCGTTTGTCGATTTAATAGAAAATCAAGCAAATCAAAAAGAACTTGAGCTTGAACATAAAAGAAATACAGGTGAATACAACACTGAATCTAGTATTGAAGATTCTAATAATTTACAAAGAAGATTAGGTAAACAATCTGAAGAATTTGGAGCTTGGACATTTCCTTCAACAAGAGGAAAAGATGTTAATAACTATGGGTTATATGTTTTTAGTATGCCTAATTTAAGTTTAGAAAAATTAGATATTGTTAGAGAAGATTTAGATAAAGATTTTAGACCTTTATTAGAGACAAGTCCAAAAAAATTTGGTAAAGGAAAAAATATAATTACTTTTACTCGTGATATAAAGGTAAAGAAAGATGTAGGTGATGGTATAGAAATAGGTTTACCACTTGTAAAAGACGATTCATTAACTAATCAAAATCATTTTCATAATATAGCTAATCCTTTTGCTCATTTTAGATCTACTGACTTTATTACAAATAATGGAGAAAAAGTTCTTGTAATAGAGGAAATACAATCTGATTACTTAAACTATTTAGAAGATGCTTTAAATTTATATATAACTCAGCAGATGAGAGAAAAGACTAATGTTAATTATCTTTCTTTTTTGAAAGAAATGAGAACTTTAGTGCCAAATAATCTTCTTGATAGATATGATGCTTATGTAGAATTAGAAAGAACTTTAGAAGAAAGAACACAAGAGTTTGAAGATACCCTTCCTAGTACAGCAATAATAGATGAAGAGACTGCATTAAGGCTTGATAATTTAGCTTCAGAAAGAAAAGAATTTTCTAGATTATTAGCTAGACAAGATATTCGATCTACTGAACAAACTCAATACAAAGAAATGATTGAAATAAATGAACTACCTGATATTCCTTACAAAACACAAAACGAAATGATTGAATTTGTAAGTAACTTTGCAATACAAAAAGCTGCATCAGAAGGATACGATGGTATTGCTGTAGTTAATAGTGAATTACAAAACGAAAGATATAGACATAATTTTAAAAATTCTATTAGCAGTATTGAAGCTGAATTTGTTCAATTACGCTCAAGTTCAACAGGTTTGACTGAAGATTTTGTTTATTTTAGATATGGAATACCACAATCTGATTTTTCTAGAGCATATGGTGAAGAACAACTTGGTATAGAGCAATCACCAACATATATGATGCCTTTGAATCAAATTGGATTAGATAAAGATGAATTTTTATCTGCTGATGAAATATTAGCATTTAAAGAAATGGGTTCTATTTACAATGCAAAAACAACTTTTCAAAAATTTATTGGAAAAGATATATCAGACTTTTTACAAGAAATAGCAGAATTAGAAGGCGAAGTGAGAATAGAAGATTTACCTGAGGTTTTGAGAGAAGATTTCGGTGGTAATTATACTGGTATAGATTTAGAGGGTAGAGTAGATATTCCTGTAGGTTCAGATGCGTTTAAACAGTATGACAGACAAATACCTCAAGCACTCGAAAAAGAAATGTTACAAAGTTTACCTGCTGATAAAAGAAAACAATATCGAGAAGATAGAAAATATTTATATGCCAGTGAACTACCTAGAATTATTAATGAAAATGAAATTTTAGGTATGCCAGAAGTAGAACCTACTGTAAGAGAAGCTATGGGAACTGCAATCGAAACTGGAAGAATGGCACAAATACAAAGATTAACATCTAATGTTACTAATGCATTGAGATTTTTTCCGATAACAGAAGAAATGAGACAAGAGTCAGAAGATTCTATGGCTTTAGGATCTACTCAAGCTAGAAGAATGGCTGTAGTCAATTCTGGTAAAAAAGAAAGAGATAATTTATCTAGAAATATTAGGGACAGTATTTCTAATTTTGTTGGGAACAGTAAGATGTTTGATCCTTTATATGGTGTTCCTATGCAAAGAGATTACCTTTTGAATAGAGGTAGAGCACTAGGTATATTTAATCAAGCAGAACGCATAGCATTGAAGCTTAGAAAAGATATAGCACCTTACTTAGATAAAAATAATCCATTAAGAAAAAGCAACCATCAAGAAGTAAGAGCATTATTATTTAAATATTTAAGTACATCTCCTAAAAATGGAGAGTTGGCTTTGTATAAACAATTAAAAGATGTAAATCCTAGAATGGCAAAATCAGCTTTAGATGCTAAAGATATTATAGAAAGACTAGGACAACAGTTAGTAGAAGCTAATATTATTCCTGCCAGTTCTTTTGAGATAAATAAAAGATCTTATTTGCCTAGACTGTATATAGAGCATGTATTAAAAAATCCTGCTGGCGATGCTAGAAGTTATGCTAAGAAAAGAAAAGAAGATGCTTCAGATTCATTAACAGTAATTGATGAATTAGCTCCTGAGTTTTTGGTATCTAGAGCAATACAAAGACCAATGAGAGACTTAGCAATGCTAGAGTTTTATAACTCAATAGCAAAAAATAGACAATGGACTCTTGATGGTGATTTGGCTGATGTTGAATATGATGGTAAAAAAGTTAGTTTTTTCTGGTTATATGAACAACAAAAACAATATAGAGAAATAGCACAGTATTTAGATAGAGATCCTGAAAGAAAAGCAAAAATGCTAAAAGAAGCTGATGATATGTTGGTAGTTGCTAATCAAGCTAGAGACAAATATGCAGAGGCATATGATATTAGACCTGAAGATATATTTAACCAAGAACAAAGTGAATCTAGGTTTCAAGCACCTGAAGGATTTAAAAGAGTTCCTAATAACAGATTGTATGGTCTTATGGCAGGTAAAGCAGTTAGGTCAGGTATATATGAAGATATAATATCATCTATAAGCTATACAGCTTGGGGTGATAATAATTATGTAAAAGCAGGTAAATTAGCTAGACAATTGACATCTACATGGAAGTTAATAAAAGTTCCATTAAACCCTCCAACAGTAGCAAGAAACATGATGTCAAATGCAATACTAATGAATCTTTCTGGTATGCCTATAAGAAGAATAATGCCTAATTTGTATAAAGCTGTTAATGAAATGATAGCTTTTGGTAAAGGAGATATGGCTAATTCTAAGCATTACAAAGCTTTGTTAGATAGAGGTGTAGCTGAAACTTCATTTACAGAAGCTGAATTGTTTAGATGGGCAGAAGATTTTAAAGAATTTACAACAGAAAGATCAATAAATGAATTAGGTATTCTTTCTTGGTTGCATTTAAAAGGATGGAGAAGATTAGCTAACAAAGCTTCATTTTTATATCAAAATATAGAAGTTATGGGTAAAACTGCTATGGCAATAGAAATGATGGAAAATCAAAATAAAAATGCAGATGAAGCATATTTAATTGCTCAAGATGCATTGTTTGATTATTCATTAGTATCTCCTACAGTTAGAGGATTAAGAACAAGTCCTATTGGTATTCCTTTTTTAACATTTATGTATAAAGTGACTCCTAAATTAATAGATGTTGCATTGAATAATCCATTTAGATTAGCACCTTACATGGCTATGGGATTAGCATTACCACACTTATTTATGCATATGTTTGATATTGATGATGATGATTATGAGAAGATAAAACAGTTATTACCATCTTATACAAATGACTTTGGCACTTTTCCTTTACCTTATAGAGATGATGCAGGAAGATTACAATTTCTTGATTTGGGATATATAATGCCACATGGTTTTATAACTCAACTTTTAGAACAAGCTTATAAAGCCAAAAAAACATTATCAGATGAGCCACAAGCAGAAGATTTTGATTTAGGAGAAATTTTAAGAACTTTAGGTTTATTTGGTGGCCCTGCATGGTCATTAGCAGGTTTATTTACTAATACAGATCCATTTTTGAAAAGAAATATAGCAAGAGAAGGAGAGCCTTTATTTATAGAAACTGACAAAGATTTTGATGTTTCGATACCCGGTATATTTAAGAAAGATGGTAAGGTAGTTAGTTATGTTCAATATGCAATGAATCAGTTTTTCTTGCCTTCATTTTTACATACTGAGTATGGTGCAACAAATAGATTAATTAGTGCAGTGCAAGAATCTGGTGAAATAAATGATAAAAATAGACTTACTATTAATCAAGCACTTTTAAAGTTTATAGGTTTAAACATCTTTGCTATAGATCCTAAGCAAAATGAAATGGCAATAAAAATGCTAGAACGAGAAATTAATGATTTAAAGTCTGCTAGAAGAAGAATGGCAAGAGATGCAAGTTTAAGTGTTCAGGATAGAAATACTAGAAGAAGTTCTTATGATGAAGCAATTTTGGACAAGAGACAAAAAATTGCATTTATGAAATCAAGATTAGAGTTGTTTGATGCAGAAGATTCTGATTTAGTGGGTAAAGTAAAAAGTGATAAACAAAGGTCAAAATAAAATGAATATATCTCAAAAAGGAATAAATTTAATTAAAGAGTTTGAAGGCTGTCGATTAGAGCCTTATTTATGTGCAGCTAATGTTTTAACGATAGGATATGGGCATACAAAAGATGTTGTAGAAAATATGAGTATTACTGAGGATACAGCAGAATCTATGTTAAAAGATGATTTAAAACAGTTTGAGGGTGATGTTCTTAGATTAGTTAATGTGCCTTTATCACAAAATCAATTCGATGCTTTGGTATCATGGACATTTAATTTGGGTGCAGGAAACTTACAATCGAGTACGCTGCTGAAAGTTTTGAATCAACGAAAATATGATGAAGTTCCAGAACAAATTAAACGATGGAATAAAGCAAATGGAAAGGTATTAGAGGGATTAACTCGTAGAAGAGAAGCAGAGGCTTTATTATTCGAGGAAGAAGGAGAGTAATATGCAAAGAACTACTTTTAAAGAAGCATCTTTAATTAGGATAGAAGCACATGAAAAAGAATGTGCTATTCGATATGAATACATTGAAAGAAGGCTAGAAGAAGGTGCACAAAGGTTTAAACGACTTGAGGCAATAATTTGGGGTGTATATCCTTTTATTGTAGGCAGTATAATTTTAAGTAAATTTATATAACTGGAGAAATGTATGAAGTTTAAATTTGTTAAAAACATAATAGGTGCAGTAGCTCCAACAATAGGTACAGCATTAGGCGGTCCTATGGGTAACATGGCAGCTAATATGGTAGCAGAAGCGTTGGGTTGTGAACCTACACCAAAGAAAATAGAGCAGGCAGTACAGCAAGCAACTCCAGAACAACTAGCAGAACTTAAAAAGATTGACGCAGATTTTGAGATTAAAATGAAAGAGCTAGATGTCGATTTGTATGCTTTAGAAACAAAAGACATACAAGATGCTAGAGGTAAGTTTTCTAAAGATTGGACATCTAGAATAATGGGCATAACTGTCGTTGGCGGTTTTATGGGTTATATATTTCTAGTAACTCTGCAGCCTCCAGAGCAGAACAGCGAAGCATTGATTAACTTAGTTCTAGGCTATCTTGGAGGTCTTGCAAGTGCTGTAATTAGTTTTTATTTTGGTGCAAGTAATGCAAAGGATAAAGATGAATGAAAGTTTTCATAACTGAGTTTACCTATAAAAATAAAAATTATGAAGGTCCTAAAGTTGTTGCCTCTAGTTTTGATGAAGCAGAAGCCAAAGCAGAATTGTATGGTTGTATTGTTGTTGGAATATTAGAAATGGTTATTGATGAAGATGAGCTTAATATTGATAAAATACAATGGAACAGGGTTTTACATTAATAGCAGAGCTTGGTTTGCCTGTAGCAGGCGGTCTTGTAATGGCTTATTTCATATTTTTAATTATGAAACAGTTAATGGATGGTTTGGTTAGCGAAATACAAACAGTACAAGCTATATCTAAAATGCTTATTACTAGAGCAGCAACAATGAATAATGACATGATACGCATTGATACAAGCGTTAGCAGTGCATTAGGTTTATCGCCTGATTTAGAAAGAATAGCTAGAAGTGAAAATTTTGTCGAGGATGGGAAAATAGATGCCAGACGAGATTAATTTACCCCCTGTAGGCGATGCAGAAGCGGTTGTAGATGGTTTATTTGGTCTTATATACCTATACCCATCAGATTATTTAATTGTCTTTGGATCGTTAACTCTGTTTGCAGTTTATGGTTTATCAATTTATGCAGGGATAAAGTATATACAAAAGAAGTTTAAGTAATGGATATTGTAAAGTTAGTTTCAGATTTTGGCTTTCCAATAGTCATGGTTGCAGGATTAGGTTACTTTGTTTATTTTGTATGGCAAACAATTACTAATAAAATAGATCCTGCTGTTCAAGAAATGAAGGTAACTATTATTAGGCTTACCGATCAGTTACGTTTGTTAGATCAGGATATGATAAGGTTACAGCAAAAGGTAAATACAGTTTTAGAGTTAAAAGAAGAGAATAAATTGAAGGATGAAAATGAAGAATAGTTTGCATTGGTTTTTAGGTATATATGTTTATGTAGCTATATTTTTATTATTGATTACTGTTTATAGCAATGCTGATGAGTTGTTATTTAAATTTAAAAGTCCAGCATTTTCAGGAATTAACACTTCTTCACATTACTTAACAATAGACAGTCAAGAAGCTAGTAGAAAACAAGCCTTAAAAGAAGAAATACAGGCTTATAAAGATGAGTTAGCTAGAGATGCATCTAATACTACTCTTGCTAGATTTATAAGAAATTTAGAAAGCAGAATATATGCACAGTTATCAAGACAGATGGTTGAGCAATTATTTGGAGAGACACCACAGAAAGAAGGTAAACTTGAGCTTGAAGGAAACACGATTGAATATAAAGTCGAAAATGAACTTATTACGCTTACTATTACAGACGAAAATGGTAGCGTTACCAGTATTTCTATTCCTGTTGGTAGCTTTACTTTCTAGTTGTACTTCAAGAAATATGCTTGAAGGTAAAGGTGCACCTAGCATCGTTATCAAAAATACATCTATATTAGAGTTACAGTCTGATGAATTAAGAGATGTAAAACCTGCAAAGCAAAAACCTGTAGTAGCAGTTTATCCTAATAGTTTTGTGGATTACACAGGACAGAGGAAAAGCAATGGGCAATTTGCTTTATTTAGCACAGCAATATCACAAGCTCCTGATGCATTTCTAATTCGCGCATTAAAACACAGTGGAAATGGTAATTTTTGGACAGTTGTAGAGCGTGTAGGTTTAGACTCTTTGACCAAAGAGAGGCAAATTATAAGGTCAACAAGGGATTCTTTTGAAGAAGATAGCACTGTAAAACCTTTGATATTTGCTGGACTTTTGATGCAAGGAGGTGTATTGAGTTATGATACTAATATATTATCTGGTGGTGCAGGTGCTAGATATTTAGGTATCGGCAGTAGTAAACAGTACCGAGAAGATCTAATAACAGTTAGTTTGAGATTGGTTTCTGTATCTACTGGCGAAATACTAATAGAAACTTCTGCACAAAAGAGTCTTTTGAGTGTTGCTATATCACAAGATGTTTTTAGATTTTTGGATGAAGGACAAAGATTAATAGAGGTTGAAAATGGTAAAGCTCAAAATGAATCAACAAGTCTAGTATTACAATCAGCAATAGAGGAGTGTGTATTAGATATTATAAAAATAGGGATAAAAAAAGGATATTGGAAATATGAATAATAATTTTAACAATATGTTGTATCCTGCTGTAATGCTTGTATTTTTATTTGCATACAGCTTGTCATATTCTGATGACAATGAAATATATGTAGATCAAGTTGGAGCAACAGCAAATATAGATTTAGAACAATTAGGTAGCGGAAACATTATAGGTGGTTTAAACAGTGCACATGGAAGTATGACTGCGTTTGATCTTGATGGAACAACAATGACACTTGATGTAAATCAAATCGGTAATAACAATAAAATGTTAGGAGATATTAACTCCGATACATTTACTGGATTATTTGATTTTGATGGTGACACAAACACTTATACGATACAGGTTGATCCGACTAATACCTACAGTGCTGATAACTCAAATGTAAATGTCAACGTGGATGGCAGTACGAATACCATGACATTAGACTTGGCTACCAATGCTTTAGCTAGTGGTGCTGATGTCGATACGATAGTGCAAGGTGACTCAAACACTGTTCATATTGATCTCGATGTAGATTCAGCGACTAACTACATTGATCTGGATGGAGATTCTAATACTGTTGATTACAACGGGGATGGATACGCATCTGGGTACTTCAAGCTAGAACACGATGGTAATACAAGGAGTTTCGACATTGATCAACAATCGACACTGGACAATGACTGGTTACGCATTACTTCTTCTGGGAATAACGGCAGCGTGTGTGTGCAGCAAAACGATCAGGGCACAAGCACAAGCTGTTGAAGATATAGGCAATATAACTGAACTAAATGGTGTAACAAGAGTAGTAAGAGATAAACCATACGAAAGTGCTATAGACTTTTCTTTAAACTCTATGGATCGCCTAGAGACTGCAAAAGGCAGAATGGGTGTTACATTTAGAGATGAAACTACAATACGACTCACAGAGCATTCTAATGTCGTTATAGACGAGTTTGTGTTTGATCCTAACCCTAGTAAGTCTAGTATGGCTTTAAACTTTGTAAAGGGCACCGGGAGGTTTATATCTAGCAAAAAGCCACGCATTCCTAAAGATAATATTACAATTAGAACTCATTCTGCTGTAGTGGGCATAAGAGGAACAGACTTTACAATCACTGTAAAAGAAACAGGCGAGTCTTTGATAATATTATTGCCTGACGAAACAGGCGAGGCAAGCGGTGAAATTATAGTATATACAGCCTTAGGTGAAGTATTGCTTAACAAGCCATATGAGGCTACTACAGTGTATAATTTAGAAAGTCCTCCAACTCCTTCGGTAATTTTAGATTTAACTTTAGATCAAATTGACAACATGCTTATTGTAAATCCTCCAGATGAGAAAGAAACAGTAACCGATGAATCAAGCACATCAAATTCTACAAATATACTGGATACAGACTTTCTTGAGTTTGATGAACTAGAACAAGATGCCTTAGATTCTGAGTCTGAGCTTGAATATACTGAACTAGATATTGATTATTTAGCAACTAATTTTTTAGAAGATTTGCTTGATGTAATACAAGAAGTAGACGAATTAAGTAAAGCATCAGGCTCTTTGGGTAATCAAGGTTTAGAGGGAACAAGTATTGGTTACGATAATGAAACTCAAATATCTAGTTTTGTTAATGATTCTGAAGTTAAATTAATTAGACAAGTGCAAGATAAACTAGAGCTTAGAGTATCTAAAGATGGCAGTACAGCAATAAGAATTGACCAAGAAGGAAAGGTAAACCAAGTAAGAGTCAATGGTGGAACTGAGTCTTATATCAATATAAAACAAGGCACTTAATTTGATTAATTGTTTAAACATTATTAATATAATGAGATGAGAAACTACAGAAAAGAATACGATAACTATCAAGGCACTTCCAAACAAAAGAAAAATCGTGCAGGTAGAAACAAAGCTCGTAGATCAATGGTAAAGGCAGGTCGAGTAAAAAAAGGTGATGGTAAGGATGTTCATCATAAAGACCGAAATCCAAAAAACAATAGTAAAAAGAATCTAAGAGTGGTATCTAAATCTAAAAATAGGTCGTTTAAACGAAAATAGGTTAAAAAATGACTAAAAAATCTACAGTAAACAAAGCAGGAAACTACACGAAACCGACAATGCGTAAGCGTATCTTTAACAGAATAAAAGCAGGCGGTAAAGGTGGTAAACCCGGACAATGGTCAGCAAGAAAAGCACAAATGTTGGCTAAAGCATATAAAAAAGCAGGGGGAGGCTATAAATAATGGGCATGGGAGTCAAACATTATCTAAGAGATGGGACAGTTTGGAATGGAAAAATGCATAAAATGGCTAATGGAGAGCTTCACACAAACAAAACACACACAAAAAATAGCAAGCGTTTGTACCATTATGGTGAATTGCCTAGCAAAAAAGCCAAGACAAAAGCCATGTCTCAAAGAAAGAAGAGATCATAATGGCACTAAAAAAGAGCCAAAAAAGCCTTAAAAAATGGACAAAACAGAAATGGAGAACTCCAAGCGGAAAGAAATCATCTGAAACTGGAGAGGTTTACGCGCCATCTGCAAAGATAAAAAGGCTTAAATCAACCCCTGCAGGTAGGAGAAAACTAGCACAAGCCAATAAAAAGAAGAGAGAGGCTACTAGAAAAGGCAAACAACACGCTAGACATGGCTTACACAAGAAGAAAACGACTAGAAGGAAGAAGAGATAATGGCTAAGAAGAAAGATCCTAGACTCGCAAGAGCAGGTGTTTCAGGCTTTAACAAGCCTAAGCGAACTCCAAATCATCCTAAGAAATCACACATTGTTGTAGCCAAAGAGGGCGATAAGGTAAAGACAATTCGTTTCGGACAACAAGGTGTTAAGACAAATCAAACAGCAGGGCAAAGAAAAGCGTTTAAATCAAGACACGCCAAGAACATAAAAAAGGGCAAAATGTCTGCAGCTTACTGGGCCAACCGTGTTAAATGGAGTCCTAGTAAGACCAAATCTCCTTCAAAAAAGTGGAAAAAAGGCTCATGATAGTAGTATTGGATTCGTTTAAACATCAAAAAAACGCGAACCTTTTGATTTTATAGTGTTTAAACAATACTGCTGGGCTGCAGCTGAAGTTTTTGCATGCTGCTTTGCACACGGCTACTTCAGAGATGTTTAAACAATAAGGAGGTGCTTTTTCGCTACTTAACTAGCACCAAAGTATTAAAGGTCGGTTATGAACTTACCGATGTAGCTTTTATCTGACGACATATCCCATGAAGTTATAGCTTTGCCATACTTTAGATACCTTGCCTATCTTTCTTAATTCTTTTTCCAACTCAGTTTCAGTCTTGCAGAACATAGAATGAGACAATTGAATGTCTTTATCTAAGATCTCTTTGTCCGAAAAACCTTTTCTTTTCTCTTGTATGTGTAAATTATGTATAGTTTGTTGCAAAACAGGATCAGTTAGATACACTTTTTCTGCAATCAGAAGCACTGCACCATTATCTATATGTTGTTTAAACAACTTCATTACCCTTTTTCTTTTGACATTTCCAAGAAATTGCAGGAAAAACATGCTAATCATCACAGAAATGTTGGTATTCCAGACAGCACAACTAAAAAAATCTTCAATATCTCCCTTCCAAAATGGATAATGAGCTTGATTATTCATCTCTATTTCATCAACTCCTACATAATCGCACCCTTCTAACTTAGTCAAAGAGTCCAAAAACCTGCCTGTTGAGCATCCAAAATCTATGACTCTCGACTCAGGATGGGCATATTGATGTGTTACTTGTCTAAATATAGAGTCTAATGTTGATAAATTAGGTATAGAAAGCTCTATATGTCTATCGAAATCTTTTATTTTACTGAAATCAAATTTCATTATTGTGCACCTTTTGTATCCTTGTTCCTAACCATTCCATGACATTTATTGACATTGCGCGACCAACTGCCTCATATCTTTTGGATTTTGGAGCTTGTTCTTTCGGTTTGTCACGATAAGGAACTTGCGTATAGTTATCGTCAAAGCCTTGTAATCTCTCGCATTCTACGATTGTGAGCCTTCTAATTCTGTTTTTTGCCATGACACATGGCTGTCTATTACCTCCTGTCATAGCGTTTAAAGTAGGAGATATATTGTTTTTTGTTATTCTGGCATGACCATCTGGTGTATTAGGCTCAAAACACATGACTGCATGCCTATCTCCTGCTGTTAATGAATACATAGCACCATCTGCTTTTATTCCTGAGCCATTAGATTTTGTATGTGCAGTTTGTAAGGCAATAGGATCTTCAATGCACAACATTGAGTTTTCAGGAGGGGAAAACCTGCCTCTTGCAGGTATTGTTCCAGAGGTTTCATTCTCTTCTAAAAAAGTGCCATTCCTATCTAGCTTTCTATAAAGCTCTCTATGCATTTCCTCAGGCTTTCTGGGATCTTTGCTCCTTTCTTTTCTGCGCGGAGGAGGATTCCCTGACATTGTTTCTTGGTCAAATAATACTTTTGCGCTACTTTTCCAGTTTCCAAGACATCCGACAACGAAGATACGCCTTCTTCTTTGTGGGATTGCTCTTGGAAATCGTTGTGTTCTGATGTATTGAGTGTCAAGAATCCTGTATGAAAACCCATACCTGAGTTTTGCCAATGCCCCGAAGAAGGTAGCAAGATCTCTTCCTCCGTTAGATGACAAGATTCCGGGGACATTTTCCCAGAGTATCCATTTCGGCTTAATTCTTTGAGCCAAGCGAATAAACTCAAGTGCGAGATTCCCTCTATCTTCTCCCATGCCTCCTCTAAGTCCTGCGATTGAGAAGGTAGCGCATGGTGTTCCTCCAACAAGGATGTCTGGTGTGGCTCGCAAGTCTTTTCTTTCGATTTGTGTGAAGTCCCCATAATTTTTTACCTCAGGATAATGATAATCAAGCACAGCCGATCTAAATGGATCAATCTCAGCTAAACCGAGACATTCAAAACCAAGCGGATGCCATGCAACTCCCACTGATTCTATTCCACTACATATGGATAAATATTTCATTTATTTTTGTTTTTTTATAACTAAATCATATTCTAAGGCATTAAAAACCTTCTCTAGAGTGCTAATTCTAGGCTCATGCACCCCTCTTTCCATACATGAGAGATAATGTTTAGACATCCCAATAAGCTCTCCTAATTGTTCTAAAGTTAATTTTCTATTATGTCTAGCTTCTCTAAGCTCTTTACTCCAATTAGTCATACGATACCTTTATCCCTTTTTAAAAAATCTTGTAGATGTAAGTTTAAACGCTGTTGTGCAGATGGAGATGTTTTGATTTCTGATCTGCTACCGACACGACAAACATTTCTAATTACTAAGGCACAAAGCTCTTCATCTTCAAGATCCAACTGCTTGATACCCCATTTCTCTGCGTTTAAACGTACCCATTGTTGATAATCAGCATCTTTGCAAATCAAACATGCTCTTGATAAAGCTCTTTCTCCTTCATTCTTAGCTTTGGCTTGCATCGGCTCTTCTTGATCATTTATCTGAACACATGCAACCATATATCTAGATCCAATAGCAGAAACAGCCATATCAGGCGGTATATCGTCTGGATGTAGGACAAAAGAAAGAACAACTCCATCTTTAGTCTGTCTGTAGGCATACTTTTTGCATTCAAAATGCTCTGCCATATTTTCTATTTCACTTCTCATTGTTGTAAATCTCCCAATTGTTTTCTGCCCATTTGATAGGATCAATGCCTTGCAATGCCCACCATTGCGATTCATTGCCATAAGCATGTAAGTTAAAATGATGTTCTTGACACAATGGTACTGCCCATTGGTCTCCTGTCCTTCTCATGCCTCTAAGACCTTGTGCATGAGTTAAATGATGAGCCTGAGGCGGTCTATGGCATATTAAACAGCCATGCTCACGCACATTCTGTAAATACTTTTGACTTCTTACTTTGTCTGCCCAATCTTTATTCATAATCTCTTGGTGTTAACTCAGGATATTTAGAGGCATCATCATATTTGCTTGTTTGTGTTCTTGTTCTAAAGAATCCATCGTATTGTGGATACATCTTCATAAATCTTCTTGCATAGAATGCACGATAATTATTATTTAACTTAAAAGAATAGTTAGAATCGCCACCTACATCGTCTTTTTCCCATCTTATTCTTTCAAAAATAGCATTTACACTGTAATTTTTGAATCCTCTATGCACTCTATCTAATGTAAATTGAACAAATAAATCCCAAACCTCAGGATTATCGCGATGAAAATCGTTTACTTGCTCTC